GGATATGCCGTCAAGAGACCTGATTGGGCAGGAGGGGCTATATAAGGAGGGAACTAGGAAGAGAGAGCTCATTCTTCGGCGAGACACGGACCTGTGCACATCGCTGAATGAAGAGACCTATTTGGCAGCACATCATCTGATGTACATTCTGCCTGAAAAGAGGCTACAGTCTGAGCTCATCGCTCCGCGGGAGAAGACAGCTCCGGCAAGTATCCTCTTATATCTGCTGGCATGGCTTCTCTTGGAGTTGGGCTGTCTGATCAGGAATGGCTTGGTTATTGGCACGGAGCTATTACTGGTTTCAAGAATCCCAGCTTTAGTTATGTCATCAGAATTGATCTTAAGGATTGGAGAAGCTCTGAGCGTGCCATTATGGACATTTTTTCTAAAGATCTACCGGCCATCATTGATGACATTGTAGATTCTGAAAAGGAGATGTTACTCTGCGATCTCAATTATGACTGGAAGGGCAGTCTGAGCATGAAGCTCAAGAATCAGCACAGTCTCGGTCAGGTCCTCTGTGAGGCTGGGGACATCGCCGTCAAACGGCTGTTCCAGTTGAAGCAGCAGAATCACAATCCGGTCTACAGCTGCTTCTCTCAGGCAGAGATAGGAGACACCTATATGCACGTCCATCTGGTGTGCGGAGGAGACGGGCTGACCAAGTGCAACGCTAAAAAATGCACTTGGGTTCTGGCTAAATATTTCTGGAATTATATGCTCGATCTCTGGAAGCACTACGAGAGCTGCCACGATCCAACCAATATGCAGTACGCCGTCTCGGTGCAACTGCGCGTGCTCTGTGAGAGGGTCAAGGCTCATCAGGACGCGACCGTTACCTGTCTGACCTATCGAGACAGGCACAACGAGTCTCACGCTCAGCGCATCGACGCTTCCAGCTTCATCACCAACTATCTCTTGCCGAAGAATAGATCGCTGTGTACCTGGCTGGGTCCAGATATCTGCACTCCGAGCGTAGCTCAGTTTGAGACCAACAAGACCTACATGTGCAGTCACATTGACAGGCAGCCGATCACTCACTATCTCAGGAAGGCTCTCTATGACCGGCTGGTCATGAACAGCGCCGAGGAGACAGGGGAACCTGTCCATAAGGCGGCGCGCTGGAGCGATCTGCCTGAGGTGGGTGAGAACTCGCTGGCTAGACAGAATACAGCCACTAGGCCGACTAAGCTGACGAGAAAGCAACATGTCATGTTAGATACACTGCAGAGATGTCAGGAGGAGTTTATCTGTACCAAGGAAGAGTTAACTATGCTACATCCAGATCTAGTGATTATGTTTGAGAGTACTCCGAGCGGGTCTCGAACACTCGAAGAGGTGCTCGAGATGCATCGGGTGAGGGTGACTAGGACAGAGACAGCTCTGAGTTATGTCAGGCGGCAATTTCCAGACAACAAGTTTATCAAGCCGGAGAATAAGGTAGTCAGGCTTTTAAACATCCAGGGCTACAACGCTATCCAGGTCGGCCACTGGGTGGCGACCGTGCTTTCTAAGAAGGCCGGGAAACAAAACACCATCTGTTTCTTTGGTCCGGCAAGTACGGGGAAGACTAATCTAGCTAAAGCTATCGCGAACGCGGTGAAAGTGTATGGTTGTGTCAATCACCTCAACAAGAGTTTTGTCTTTAACGATTGCCAGAACAAACTCTTGTGCTGGTGGGAGGAGGCGGTGATGCACAACGATTGGGTGGAACCAGCCAAGTGTCTGATGGGAGGGACGAGCTTCAGGGTAGATAGGAAACACAAGGATAGCGCGGAGCAGCCTCAAACACCTTTAATCCTGAGTACCAATCATGACATTTACACCGTGGTGGGTGGGAACACTGTCTCTACCGTTCATGAGAAGCCGATCCGGGATAGAGTAGTTCAGTTCAATTTCATGAAAACGCTGCCTCAGAACTTTGGAGAGATTTCAGTGGCTGATGTGGCTGACTGGCTCGGCTGGTGCGCCGAGGACTTTGACTGCAGTCTCGACGGGTTCAAGAAGGAATGGGAGCTTGACCGTGTTCCCAACAGTTTTCCTCTAGCGAGCTACTGTGATGGTCATTTGCAGGATTTTGTGCTCTACGCTCAAGGACCTTGTTGTCGCTGTGGTGGTTACCTGCCTCACACTACTACCAGCGACGGTGATTGGAGCGAGCCTGCTGCTGAAGGTATGCCTTGGCGCATGCGCGATAGGGAGACACCTATCGGGCGGGGAGGGATGTGCTCATGATCTGTTCTTTGTCTTTCAGAGCCTACTCCGGCAGAGTCTCCAAAGAAAGTGACCGCTACTCAGGGCACTCAGACCGACGAACCTTCTTCGAGTGAGTACATCGACTGGAGCAGTCAACCAGGGAATGAGTCAGAGATTCTCCGATACAACATCTCGCAGCGGGAAGAGCAACCTCCGGTTCTCTCCTTACTCGACGATCCAGGCGAGGGAACGTCGAGTCAACGAGAGGTCTACAGCCGAGAGGGAGCATGGAACGTCTTCGCGGGACACAGCGGAGATGGAGGCCAGACCGGGATCCTCGTCGCAGTCGACCGAGTCCTACGGGAGGGGGAGGAAGGGATCATCGACCCCGGGTTCTGGCTCAGCTGTGGCGAGCTCTTGGAAGAGCCGCAAGATGGCTAAGAGAGCTAATCCGGCCGTCGTCTTCAGTGAGCACAAAAAGAGGGAGGGGATCGGTTTCGACTTCTGTGGGTTTTACTATCACTCCACAAGAATTGCAGCCAAGGGAACTAGGTACATTTTTGACGTGGCGAAAAGGGACTTTCAGGCTGTCGCCCGGGGAAATTGCATTACCTGGGACCAACATAGAGAATTACTATTTACTTATAAACGATGTCTGGACACTATGTACCGATCTATGATGTATCACTTTAGATTCACTGAGTGTCAGAAATGTCTGTACTGGGATGATTTCTATAGACAGCACTTGGCGGGTGTCACTCCTCCTGAAACTGTTCCTCCTTCTTCTGTAGAGCTCACAGACGTGGAAATGTTAGAAGCTGTTGAATCAATGAATGAGTCTTAAGCGCGGTCAGTTCCGCGGGCTTCTGTTTCCTGGTTATAATTATTTGGGTCCTTTTAATCCTTTGGAAAACGGTGATCCTGTCAATAAAGCCGACGAGGCCGCAAAAAAACACGATCAAGCCTATAATAATTATATCAATAAAGGTTTAAATCCCTACCTGAAATTTAATAAAGGTGATCAAGACTTTATCGACTCTTTGCAGTCTGACTCTTCTGTGGGCGGTAACTTTGCGCGTGCCGTCTTTCATTTGAAAAAACAAATTGCGCCTGCGCTCAACGAGCCTAAAGACACGGGGGAACCTCCGGCCAAGAAGGACAAACGCGCGGGCAATAAACGTCACCTATATTTTGCGCGCTTAAATAAAGGCGCGAAAAAAGCCAAAGCTGATCCTAACAACATGGATGGTGATATGGGAGATAACGAACAGGGAGCGGGTGAGGCGCCAGCTGCTGAAGGCGGAGCAAGATCTGGTGGCGGCGGTGGCGCGATTGGTGGAGGAGGAGGCGGTGGCAACCACGGCGTCGGCATCTCAACGGGAGGATGGATCGGAGGATCCATCTTGGGCAAGAATAAAATCATCACACGCAATACGCGTCAATGGGTGTGCACCATTCGAGACAGCCACAGATACAAACAATACACACAATGGCGCCAAGGAAACACAAACGTAAAAATGCAAGGGTACACCACGCCTTGGAACATGTTCAACTTTAACCAGTACAGCAGCCACTTTAATCCCAACGAATGGCAATGGCTCGTCAACCGGGCCTCACGCTTCAGACCAGTGAGAATGGAAGTCAAAATCTATAACCTACAAATCAAACAAGAAAGCACTCAAGACACAACCGCACAATATACCAACGATCTCACCGCGGGTCTTCACGTGCTCTGCGACGGAGAACACGCCTTTCCTTGGACGCAGCTACCTTGGGACCAAGGATGCATGCCAGAACTGCCTCACGACGTCTGGAAGCTGCAACAATACGCCTACATCACGGTCGCCCCTTATGCGCAAGACACGACGGACGACGGCGACGAGCTCGACATACGAGGCGGCGTACCCATGTATCTCCTAGAGGAGACGGATCACGCCGTCATCCGCACAGGCGAGAGCATCACCTTCCATCATACCTTCGACTGTGGGTGGGTCGACAACACACGCTCGAGCGTCATGCCTCAGGCGGCCTGCATCAATCCGCTCGTCGACTCCAGACTCGTAGGAGTCTGGCTCAACAGCACCAATAACGGGACAAACGAGAACCAAATGAGACCGTATCAGAAACACGGTCCGTGGTGGCCGGGACCCGGTTACCGAGACAACAGAAACACCAGCGACAGCGGAACCCAAGGAAACACCGTCCTGGGACCTTACATCAGCGTCTGGAAGCCGGACGGAATCGTCTACGATGGGTCTCATGTCAGATCCGGAGTGGCCACGGGTCCATACGTAGGAGGCCAGTCGAGCGACATCACGACAGGCAACTCCCACAACAACGCCAATCATCTCAGATTCACACCGGGAGACGGACCGGGCGGGGCAGACCAACACAACTTCTTTATCCGGCGAAGTTCCGTCCACACGGGAACCAGGGATCAAGCTCTCTATAAAGCCACCGGCAACTCCTCAGAGGAAGTGAAAAATGTCTACATGATGCCAAACCAAATGTGGGACTCGGCACCTATTTCCAGATATAATCCTATCTGGGTCAAAGTACCCAGAGTGGACAGACACACCTTGCTCGACACCGACGACGGAACCTTACCTATGACGCATCCTCCGGGAACCATCTACGTCAAGCTGGCCAATATTCCAACTCCGAATGGCACAGGACATCTCAATATCTACGCCACAGGACAGGTATCCTGCGAGATCGAGTGGGAGTACGAGGAGCACTTCAACAAGAATTGGCGTCCAGAACGCAGAATCGACGCCAACAAGATGCGCGCCGACGTCTACAAAATCAACGAACAGGGTGGATACGACCTGCCTCAATCTTATTACGAAACCATGCCAACCAGGTGGGGGCAGGAAAAAGTGCTGTAACCTTTGCTCTGTATGTAAATTCAATAAAGCTCATATGCAGATTTCAAAAAGACTGCATGTTGACACTTTAATTTTTATGTGGGTGGTGATGGG